ATGCTTTTGAATACGCAAAGGCATTGGCAGAATGGAGCGCAGAGCAAGCCTTGTTGAATCGTGACAAGCAAGAAGCAGAGCGTAAGGCTAATGAGGAACGCCAAAAGCTGATTCAAAGCTGGCAGATTAAGTTAGAGCAAGCTAAAGCCACATTGCCTGATTATGAGGAAATGATCGCTTCTAGTGATGTTGTTGTAAACGATGACATTAGGGATGCAATTTTGGAGAGTGATGTTGGGCCTCAAATCCTTTATCACTTGGCTGAAAACCCAGAGATCGCTAAAAAGATTACTGGTGGGTCTACACGACAGGCATTGCGTGAGTTGGGGAAATTGGAAGCAAGGTTGGAGGCTAAACAGCCCGAAACTAAGCGAATTGAACCCGTTGTTGCGAGAAGTAAAGCACCTGAACCTATTTCGCCTATCAGGGCGGCTAATTCAGTTCCAGATGTTGGCATGAGTACCGATGGTAAATTTCATGGCACATATGCGGATTGGAAAGCTGCTAGAAAAGCGGGAAAAATCCGTTAATTTTTAATCTTTTTTAAGGAATATCAAAATGGCAAATAATTTGCTCACGATTTCCAAGATCACCAACGAAGCGTTGATGGTTTTGGAGAATGAATTGACTTTCACCTCGGAAGTCGACCGTAACTATGATGACCAGTTCGCTGTTGTCGGCGGCAAGATTGGTAATACCGTGAACGTCCGTAAACCTGGTCGTTTCATTGGTACTACTGGCCCTGCTCTGAATGTTGAAGATTTCAACGAAACCAGCGTGCCTGTCACCTTGTCCACTCAGTTCCACGTTGACACCCAATTCACCACTCAAGATTTGGCGTTGTCGTTGGATATGTTCTCTGACCGAGTATTGAAACCCGCTGTTGCCGCTATTGCTAATAAGATTGACCGTGACGGTTTGAATACCGCTGCGCTTAATACTTATAATATCGTTGGTACTGCTGGTACTCCTCCTACTGGTCTGATTACCTATTTGACTGGCGCTGCTTATCTGGACAGCGAAGGCGCACCCCGTGACGGTCGCCGTTCGATGATTGTTGAGCCTTTCACCTCTGCAACTATCGTTGATAGCTTGAAGGGTCTGTTTGTGCCTCAAGAAGCAATTGGCGAGCAATATCGCAAAGGTTTGATGGGCCGTGACTCTGGCGGCATGAACTGGAAACTTGACCAAAACGTGGTTTCGCAAACCTTCGGTTCTTGGTCTGCTAACACCATTGCTATCACTTTGGCCTCTACTAGCTCTGCTGGTGTGTTGACTTCTGGTTGGGCTTCTAGCTCTAACGTGACGTTGACCGCTTCCACAGCTTCTACGCTGAACGCTGGCGATGTATTCACCATCCCTGGTGTGTACGCAGTCAACCCACAAAACCGTCAGTCTTATGGCAAGCTGCGTAACTTCGTTGTTAACAGCACCACTACCGTTGGCACTTCTGCTACTACCGTGAACATCAGCCCCGCCATTATTGTGTCGGGTCAGTTCCAAAACGTGCAAGTGACCAGCTACAACAGCCCCAACATTACGGCCTTCAACAATACTGGCGTGACCTCACCCCAGAACATCATGATGCACCGCAATGCTTATACCTTGGCTGTGGCTGACTTGGAATTGCCTGATGGCGTCCATTTCGCTGGTCGTGCTTCCGATAAGGAAGTTGGCTTGTCTATGCGTGTTGTGCGTCAATACACCATCAACAACGACTCCATTCCTACCCGTTTGGACGTGCTGTATGGCTGGGCGCCCCTGTACCCCGAACTCGCTTGCCGTGTTGCAGCTTAATTAAGAAAGGATATTCAAAATGGCTAATCCAGGACCATCAACCACAGTATCGGCACACCCACAGAACGTGTTGACTAACCAAGCCTTGCGTTTGGTTGCAACTCTGTCTGGCTTGTCTGCCAACACTACTGCTAGCTACCCCGTCAGCGTTATCAATACTGGCGTGTTCTTGCCCCAATCTTTGATCGTTACTAACTTGAACGCCAATGGCGCTTCTGTTGGCACGACTACTGGTTTGGACGTTGGTATCTCTACCACTTCTGGCGGTTCTAGCTTGTATGGCTCAATCACTCGTGCTAACTTGACCACTCCTCAAGGCGTGTCGGTGACTGCTCCTACTTCTTCTGCTACCGCTTTGACCACGCAAACGCTGTATGTCAACGTGACCACTTTGACCACTCCCGTGGCTGGTGCAACTGTTGACGTGTACGTCTACTGCTACGATTTCAGCAACCCTTTGCTGTGATCTGAAATGAAGTAGGGAGAAGCCATCCTCACAAGGGGTGGCTTTTTCTGCTTTTAAAGCTACAATTAACAAACCTTTTGCAAAGGACTCAAAATGTCATCTACGACTATCACCCGTGGCAATTCCCACGAAACTTTCTATATTCAGCCTTCATTAACGCCTGTTGCTGTTGCTGCTAACACTACCGCTGCCCAAACATTTGCTTTGCCTGGCTTGCAAACGACTGACATCGTTGTTGTGTTGGGTTTGAATGGTTCGCAAATTGCTGGTATCGTGGTTGCTGAAGCTGATTGCTTGGCTGCTAACGTGCTGACCATCCAGTTTGCCAACGTAACTGGCTCTGCTGTTATTCCTTCTACTGGCGTTTACACCATCCAAATTACCCGTTTGGAAGGCCCTGCACCTGTAACGGCTGTCTAATCATGGCAAATATGTCCGTAATCAGACTAGGCGGTAGCACCCTCGGCTTGTCCGTTGGTACTAGCGCCCACTCTGCTGTTGCTTTGAAAGCTAACACTCCAGATCAAATAAACTACGTTTCTTGCCTTAATACTGGCTCTGCAAACGTGGCGATCAAGTTCAGCACGATTTCAACAGATGTGGCGGCATTGCCTGGCGATGGAACTTTCGGTGACTTTGTGCTTCCAGGCTTAATGGAAACACCTATTGTCATTGCTTGCCCTCCCATTAATAGTCAAGCCCCCTGCTACGTTACAGCGATTGCTGCTACTGGTACTAATCTGGTGTATGTAACGCCAATGGTTGACCAATCGTAAGGAAAAAAATGGCTGGCCCAAATAAGACCGTTGACCAAAACATCTTGCCCGTCCAGGCTCTGTTTAATTTGGATAATTCGTTCAATACGTTTATCGGTCAGGGTCAGCCCTTTTATGCTTCTGTCAACCCTGTTCAATCGGGTTTGACAATCACAAATTCCACTATCAATAGCTCAGTTATTGGTGGTTCTGTCCCTGCTGCTGCTACTTTTACCTCGATGGCTACGACCACAGGGACTGTATCAACGACTCCAGTAGGCAACACCGACATAGCAAACAAACTCTACGTTGATGCTACTGCCGCTGGCCTATCTTGGAAGCAGCCTGTTCTGTGCGCTACGACAGCCAATATCACGCTGTCTGGCTTGCAGACCATTGACACTATTTCTGTAACTGCTGGCTCACGGGTTTTGGTCAAGAACCAATCAACCCAAGCGAATAACGGCATTTACATTGCTTCTAGCGGTGCATGGACTTATGCGTCTGATGCCAATACTTACAACCAGTATGTTTCTGCGATCTGTTTTGTAGAATCTGGGATACAAGCTGGCTCGGCATGGTATTGCTATGTTCAACCAGGCGGCACTTTAGGCACTACGCCCATCACTTGGTCGCAATTCAGCACTTCAGCAACTTATTTTGCTGGCACAGGACTGACATTAAATGCTTTTACTTTCAGCATTACCAACACAGCAGTTACCGCTGGTTCTTACGGTTCTGCATCAAGCGTTCCAACGTACACGGTTAATGCACAAGGTCAATTAACTGCTGCTAGTAATACCGCTATCAGCATTGCACCGAGCCAGATCAATGCCACAATACCGAATAGTGGGCTTACGAACTCTAGCGTTACGTTCAATGGCACTAGCGTTGCTTTGGGCGGCAGCGGAACGATTACTGCCCAAACTCCCAACGCCCTTACTATTGGTACTGGACTATCTGGCGGCTCATTCAACGGCTCCAGCGCAGTAACGATTGCCAATACTGGCGTTCTTAGCTTTTCGGCTGGAACAACAGGGTTTACCCCTAACACCGCTACAACAGGTGCTGTAACGCTTGGCGGCACACTCAACGTGGCTAATGGTGGCACAGGCGCTACTACGCTGACGGGCTATGTATATGGCAATGGAACTGGGGCATTTACGGCCTCTACAACCATTCCTAGCAGCTCAATTACTGGCTTGGGTACTATGGCTACCCAAAACGCCAATTCTGTGGCTATTACGGGCGGCACGTTAAGCAGCGTCACAAGCACAGGCGAAACGCTGAATAACCCATCAATCAGCAATTACGCCACGTTCACGGCTGTCTCAGCGCCAACTTACACCGCAGGTCGGTTGTGGTATGACACCAATCAAAATGCGCTGGCTTACTACAACGATGTAACCAACAACACGCTGCACATTGGTGAGGAAATCCAGCTAAAGGTTTACAACAATACTGGCAGCACCATCAATATTGGGCAGCCTGTTTATGTAACGTCAACCAGCAGCGGGTATACATATCCCAATGTGGCCCTTGCTATCGCTAACAGTCTGACAACTGGCAACGTGATTGGCCTGGCTAACCAAAATATCCCAACTGGAACGGCTGGCTATGTAACAACCATTGGTCTTGTTCAAGGCCTCAATACTGGTAGCTATACAGTTGGCGATACCTTATATTTGTCGCCCTACTCTGCTGGCTATTTCCAAAACACAATCCCGCCAACAGGTTATGCAATCAAGTTGGGAACTGTTGCTTATGTGAATTCGTCAACTGGCGCAATTTACGTTAACAAAAGCATCTTATCTGTTCAGGCCGGAAACATTGTTGGGCAAGTTGGACTATCAAACGGCGGCACAGGCGCTAACTTGACTGCTGTTGCTGGTGGTGTGGTCTATTCTGGCGCTTCTGCTTTGGCTATTTCGGCAGCAGGGACAACGGGCCAAGTGCTGACCTCTAATGGCTCAAGCGCACCAACATGGTCAACTCCTACGGCTTACGCTACGGTTACAGACGATACGACCACTAACGCAACCCGTTACCCATTGTTTGCGGCTACCACTAGCGGCAATCTGACAACTGAATACACCAGTTCGACCAAGTATCAGTTCAACCCTTTTACTGGAACGCTGACAGCAACAGTTTTTAGCGGCTCTGGGGCATCTTTAACCAGCATCCCTAACTCTGCCCTTAACAACTCGTCAATCACCGTTGGTTCAACGGCTATCAGCCTTGGTGGGACTGCTACAACGATTGCGGGTCTGACCAGCGTTACATCGACCACTTTTGTGGGCGCTTTGACGGGCAATGCGTCAACTGCCACGACTGCGACTACGGCAACCAACGCAAACAACGTAGCGATCACAGACAACACCAGTTCTAGCTCGACTTGGTATCCAGTTCTGTCAGCGGCATCTACGGGCAATAATCCCGCAACGACTAGCTCGACCAAGCTGTCTTTTGTGCCTTCTACTGGCACTTTGACCGCAACTCAGTTCAGCGGCTTGTTGATTGGCTCTGCCCCTGTCACGGTGGCTGCAAGCACTTACTCTGTGGCGGCAACTGATGTTTGGGTTATCAACAACTACGCTGGCACTCTGACGCTGACATTGCCCACAGCATCCAGCTATTCGGGCCGTGTGCTGAATATCATTAATTACCAAGCCTACACGGTGGTTTCGGCATCATCTAATGTTGTGCCGATTGCTGGCGGCTCGGCTGGCACAGCCATTTTGAACGCTGTTGCTGGTGACAAATGCACATTGGTTTCTAATGGCACAAACTGGGTTTTGGTCGAATACATCCCGAATAACATCCTTTTGCTGAACTAACATGAACTACAAATGGTCTATTTCTAAGATTTCAGCTACTGATGGGCTAATCACCCATGCACATTACAAATGTGTGCTGACTGATGATAATTTGTCGGTTGAAACTGAAGGCAACTGGTGGTTTAATGAGCCAAAGATCAAAGTTCCTTTTGAGCAAGTATCAGAGGAAATGGTTGCTGGTTGGATTGAGCAAGAGGCTGTTAAAGATGGCGTTTGCCACATAAAATCTAGGCTAGAGGAACAGCTTAAAGCATTAGAAGCACACAAGCCCGTTGTTGCTCCTTGGTTGCCTCAAGTTTTTACCCCTAACATTTAGGAAGAAAAATGGTTTATTTATCACCCATTGGCGGCGTAGCAGGGCAATTCTTTGACAATAACGGCAATCCTTTAGCTGGCGGTCTGCTCTACTCTTACTTGGCTGGCACGACCACTCAAGCGCCTACGTTTACCAGTTCTAGCGGCAATATTCAGCAATCAAACCCAATCGTTTTGGACGCTTCTGGTCGTGTGCCAGGCGAAATCTGGCTGTCTGGTGGTGTGTCTTACAAGTTTGTTCTGCAAACTTCTGCTGGCGTGCAGATTGGCTCATGGGATAATATATTTGGAATTGGCTCAATAGTTCAAATTCCAAATATATTTAATGCCACAGGTACAGGTTCTAATATCAATTTTACATTGCCTGGAACGCCAACTAACATAGATACAACTAATGTATACATAAACGGAATATATCAACAAAAAAATACTTATTCTGTATCTGGTACAAGTTTAGTTTTTTCTCAAGCGCCTCCTATAAATTCCACTATTGAGGTTAATTATTTGTGAGCAACAAAAATATATCAGCATTAAGCTCGGCATCTACCCCGTTGTCGGGTAGTGAGATTGTTCCTATCAATCAATCTGGTGTGACTGATAGCGTATCGGTTGCTAATTTAACTGCTGGTCGATCTGTTAGCGCTTCTGATTACACAGCATCAACAGGTAATTTTGTACCCGCCACAGCAGGTCAAGGCATCAACTTTACAGCCAACTCACACGCACCTGGCTCAACCAGCAAACTATTAAACGACTATGAAGAAGGAACTTGGACACCTGGATTTGCAACTTGGACAACAGCACCAACACAAGTTATTTATAACAAATATACAAAAGTTGGCAGATTGGTAACTTTAAATTGTCTGAATCGGGGTGGGACAACAATTGCGGGGAATACCATTACAGGTCTTCCTTTCACACCAGCATTGCAAGGTTCTGCTGCGTTTATAACGCTGCTAACTGGAACTCCAGCAACAATTCCAGGCTCGGTTGATGGAGCAACGGCATCAATTCAAAATCTTGGTGCGTCAGTGTTTGGCACACAATACTGGACATTTTCAGTCTCTTACAGCGTATAGGAATAAATATGAGTTTGACTAAAGCAACATACTCCATGATCAATGGGGCCGTAATCAATGTACTTGATTATGGGGCTTATAACGATGGAACTAATGCAGCCGCAACTGCAGCCGCTATTCGATCGGCGGCAACAGCAGCCGCTTATGGCACATTGTATTTTCCAAAAGGAACTTATTTAATAGACTCGACCATTCAATTTACAACTCCAATGAAAGTTGTTGGTGAATACTCAAATTTTGCGGGCGGTGTTAGCAGAGGTAGTGTTATTAAAGCCGCACCATCTTTTACTGGATCGTATGTAATTGATTGCTACGGGTTTTATCAAGGTGAATTAGAGCATTTGACCATTGACATAAATGGCAATACTTCTAAATCTGCTTTAGCTCTTACTTCAAATAACATTGCTGGGCAACGTACAGTATCGAACAAGTTTACAAAACTTGTTATATGGGATGGTTCTTATCCGGCCAACCCACTTACAAGCAACAACATTGGCGTAAACATAAACCCAACTTCGATTAGTGGTGTAGATAACCAAGTTTCAGAAGTGGCATTTTATGATTGCTTCTTGCATGAATACTTAAATGTTGGCGTATCCCAACGTGGAGATAACACAGTAAACATTCATTGGTTTAATACACAAATATCTGCTTATACATCTGCCTACAGTCTTTATGGAGGTGGTGACGTTAGTTTTTATGGTTGTAATATTGGTATTTCATATTTAAACGCAACTTTTTCTAGAACTCCAAGGGCTTGCATAAATCTATATCAAGCGCAAGGAACCATTGAACCA